TAGCGGCGTCAAGTTCCTCTTGCGAGAATGTCTTAGCTGCTACTTCCGGCGTTTCAACTACAGGTTCTGGAGTAACCGCCGTGGTTTCCAGTTCCGGCGCGGGGGCTAATTCCGCTACTTGCTCTACATCTGACATTTTTGAATCCTAAGATTCCCTGGTCATTGGGCCAGTACAAATATTATAGTCCTTGTCCAGGCGTGACGTAAAGAACACAAGAAGACGCCGCTGTTGCGGTGAAGAATGAGGTTGGCGGGAAGTTGAACACTTCCACAGCACCAGCCACAATGGGTACAGCGTTGCCGGTGGTGGTGACTGCTGCGGCATTGGTAACCGCAATAGCCGCCGTTGCACCAACACCTAAGAAGGCGGTTACCGACCCCACGTTGACCACTCGGTACTGGTTGGTGGGCGGTGTGACTGCCGTAAAAGTCGGCAGAATCTGCGCGGCTGTTGGGGCGCTTGAATTAGCGGTAATCACAATGGTTGGGCCGTTTGGAAAAAATGCGGATTGTTCGTTAGCCATGTTTGTCTTTCAAGGTTGTTCAGCGGCTCGTGCCTCAACTTCATACGGATTCATTTTATAGCCATAGCGCAGTAGCCAATAGCCATACTTGATAGCGTAGATCAGCTTGCCATCCCGCCGCATCTGTTCCAAGTGCGTCATTTCATGCCTGATCAAAGCGTTGTTCAGTTCATAGCCTGGTGCCATGTAGATCACGCCCCAAAAGCTAGTCCAGCCCTGGAAGCCACAGGCTTTCATGTACAGCAGGATTGGGCCAGAGGCGGTGCGGATCATGGTTTAGCAGCAGCCTTGTAAGCAGCCACCACAGCCGCCGTATGCGTTGCTTTGCAAATAGCCTTCACACGGGCATCTTCGGCGCTGTAGTCATCGCCAGGGGCGACTACGTGGCGGTGGAACGTACCGCTGATCTGCTTGCCATTTTCCATGATGGCAGTCTTAGTGCGTACTTGGACAGCACCGTTTTCCAAGACTTCAATATGATCAACAGAGATAACTTTTTCTAGAGACATGATAATTCCTTTAAATAATTAAATTGTTGGGATTCTGTAAGTCAAACTAATAAATATTTTTGTTAATACACCTGATGCAATGTTTGTAGCTTTTACATAATCAAGTGCTTGACCAGAACCGCTTGCACGAATTTTAATTGAATTTGCATTGCTTTCAATGACAGGCGTAAATTGAGTGTATGAAGCTTTTGTAATGTTTGAAAAATACATTGAACCCTCCCAAACTAGACCAACTTGGGTAAACGATGTCATGTCAGCAGTCAAATTAGTAATAATTAGTTCGTCAGTAGCAGTTGTAAAGGTAGGCGTAAATTCCAAGCTAATGTTTAGCGTTAACAGTCCTGAGTTAAACGATGCTGTTGCAATTTGAGTTGTGTAAGCAACGCTAAGATCGCCAACACTAGCAAAAGTGGCTACAGGAGCAAAAGAAACAAATCGCTGACCAACCATGTTACGCACAGTAGACCCAGATGCGTCATTTACATAATTGACGTAATTTCTATTGCTAGGCCAATTGTTAATAGTCCCAGTGCATCCTGAATCAACAGTAATGGTGTTGGCGTTAAACCAGTTATATGTGTTGTTATCCAACACAAAGTTTAATGACGCTGATTGAAAATGAAAGTTCTTTGGCCCAGCAGGGCCAGTTTGAGACATTTCACATTGACGGGCTGTGAAAGAGTTTGCGTTGATGATTTCAACATCGTATTCGGCATTTCTGGCAGCGCCTGACTTAGAAGTCCAATTGTCTTCAAACCAGCAGTTTGTGCAAACAACATTGTCAATTGCTGCCGGAACAAGTGCAGAATTAATATACAAACCATTCTCAGTATTGGATTCAAAATTACAACTGTTAAAATTAACTTGATGGCCGCTAACAATATATGCGCCTTTTTGATTGTCAGTAAAAAAACATTCTTCAAACACTTGGATAGTGCTAAATATAGGCTGAGACACATTTTTAATTAACAAACCAAAAAAGTTGCCAGTTGCATAACAATCACGGAAAGTATTTCCAACACCTGTTTCTACATAAAAACCAAAACCGCCAGTAACTCCGGTGCGTGTAAGCCGTGAAGCGTAGCATTTCTGAATCAGCGTATTATTGCCAAGCGTTGATTCACTGTTAGGGATGGCATATCCATCAATATCGGCTGCATCAATGCCATCAACAACTAAGCCGTAGAGGTTAACGCCAGAACGAACATCTAAAACAGGAGTTCCTGCGGTAAAAGTAGCTGATGGACGCAATATTGAATTTGTTGGTACGCCAAAAATAGATGTGTTTGCAGGAATCGTCAAAGTAGAACTAACACGATATTTCCCTGCTGGCAAATAACCCGCCCTTGTTCCAGAAATTGCACCTTCATAGTTACCAGTGCCAATTGCAGTAATCCATGTTTGAAGTGCAGATGTAACATCAAGTGTTAGGGTTCCCGCTTGCACATCGGCAATTTGGGCAGGGGTCATGTAATCCCAGGCGTTAGCATACGCCCCAAGGATCATTGAATTTGTGACTTTGGTTAGCGCCATATATTTACCTTTTAGACAAAGTATTGAAGGCAACCAATAAGCACAGTTGAATCAGTTAAAAAAGTAGCCGCATCTACTTCAGCAGTAGGGCTTGTGCCAGCCACAGTCGTAACAAAAACAACGCCTGTCATTCCACCAATACGAATTGTTCCGTTAATGCAGCTACTACCAAGGTTTGACATTTGCGACAAATACCCAGCACCATAAGTAGTCCCATTTTGTGTAAAAGGAAGTCCTGTCAATCTTAGGTTTCCAGTAACTGTGCCTTCAGCAGAAAACTCACATTGAAACGAACAAAATACTTGTCTGCCAATCTTAGTGTAAAAACCTATTTGTGCGCCATAACTTTGCCCAGATGTACTACTTGCACCACCAAATACAGGCGTCCAAGTACCTTCTTCATAGTCAGCCAGCAATTCGCTAGTCATGCCACCAGGTTGACCAGTGGCAGTAAAGTCGATGCCTTTGCCCGAGGTGCCGATGACTAGGTTTCCTGTGGACAGGGTAACGTCACCAGCAAACGTGATTGGCGTTGCAATTTGGCTGGCGCTGATGATTGAATTTGCTACTTTTAACATGGCGATTCCTAGTTGTAAACAACTTCAATAATTGCGTTTAATGGCGGCGCTTGAGTAAACGTCACCGTGCCGCTGGTTACGGTGTAGGTGTTGCGGTTCTGGTACACGCCGTTGATGTAGATGGCGGTAAATCCGTTAACCACCGAGAAAGCAGTTGTTGTCCCGTCACCTGTAGCATTAGAGGCAAAAGTGCTGCCGTTAATGTTGTCTACTGTCCAGATCAACACGCCTACGCTGGTGTACAGGGCAAACTTATATATATCCCCAGCAAGCCACACATTGGCCTCGCCACGGCTGTCTAGAACAATGGGGTTAGTGTTGGCACTGACGCCAGTGGAATCGGTGTAGGTGGCTAGTGGCGTAGTCGAGCCAGCCTCGTAGGTGTACAGCAGCCCACCGGCCAGAGGTGCGCCGTTGGCATCAAAGAATTGCAGTTTGGGCGTGGGGGATAGTGATGTGGTAGCCATGTTACATACCTTGGTTTGGTGGCGGCATCATTTCAGGCGGCATCATCATTTGGTCTTGCGGCATCGAACTCATCAAATCACCGCTGGTAATCATGCCCTGCACAGTCCCCAACACAATCTCTTGTATCTGGTCAGGCGTCATGGCAGCGGCCATTGCGGTCATGCGTTTGGTTTCTACATCGTAGGCTTTGACCTCAGAGTCAAACCGCTTGATCTCCAAAGTCTGCGCTTCCATTGATTCTTGGACGTTTTGCAGCATTTCTTGCATCTGCTGCATCTCTTGGCCCATAGCCTGCATCTGCATATTGGCAGCTTGCAAGGCTGGGTCTTCATCGTCACTCAAGAGTTTGGGGTCGATGGTCTTAGCCAGCCGTTTAGCCAACTCATCTGCCCCAGGCCAATCCATTGCCTTGACAAACAAGTCGCCTGCAATCCCCATGAGCGCAGGGTTGCCTTGCAGTAGTTGGGCCATTTCTTCCCGTGTCTCTTGGCGTCTGGTGCTGTAGCTGGGGCCGGTGGTCACCACCACATCGTACTTGCCGACATTGGGGTTGTAGATTTTGTCAATCTCAATACCTTCTTGATTGACGATCCGCTTGACCGGCATCTCTTGGGACGGGTCAATCTTTGCCATCTCAGTATCGCCATCCTCGCCAATGATTCGCGCAATACGCTGGGTGTCGTAGATTTTGGGGATCATGTCCAGCAGTTGCCGGGTCACATAGCGAATGGCACGGGCTAAGTTGTCAACATAGTGATAGGTTCCAACGTCACCCTCGCGCTGCCTAGCTAGGATAGCCTTGCCGCTGCGCTCGTTGCCGCCCATGCCCAGACTAGCGTTGTACTGCCCCGTTGCCGCTTTAATGTCCTCAGATGCCCCTGATTTGGCTTGCAAAAGGCCACTAGAGGCCATCGGGGGCTGGGCACGTTGGGGCAGTGGCAGGGTAGCGCCAGCCCCGTCCGTAACGTCTGGGTTGACCTCAAGGTAGGGCCAGTTGGTAGTGTTGGCAGTCTTCCACTGAGTCTCGTACCCTTCAAACTGCCCACCGTAGCCAATAAATGGGGCTTTGGGCGCTAGGGCCAGCATCTCTGCTTCTTGGCTTACCCAGTAGTTGTACATCCGTTGGGCGTCCTTGGCGTTTCGCACCAGACCCGAGACATAAATTTGCCCGTTGACCTCAAACTCATTGCCAACCACCCGCACAATGGGGATGTACTTACCCGCCCAATCGCGCTTCTCCAGCACCTCGTAGCCATTAGATTTAACCCAGCAAACCTTCTCCCGCTGCGAAATCCGAGTCTTCAGCGGCTTGCCGTAGAGCATCTTGAGTTGCTTGTCATCAGGCGTGTTGTTAAACGCCGTGATGTTGTTGGGGTACAGGTTCAGTGTCTCGGCCTTGTACTCCCGATAGAAGTATTCCGCAATCCGCACCGTGTCATCGCGCAGCCACTGCTGTAAATCTTGATCGCCAATCCCAAGGGACAGCAGGCTACTGATAGGCGCAGCGTCTGGGTACAGGCGCTCGTACTCGTCCTTGGGTACATCGTCCGTGACAAAGCACCACCGGGCATCCGCACCGCATGGGTCTTGGATAGCGGGATCCATGTAAACCGAGAATGAGTTGCGAATCCGCCCAATCTTCAGTTCCTGGTCAAAGCTGTTTTCGTCGCAGTATTCAGTTAGTACGCGAATGTAGCCTTCACCATAAGTGACTTGGTTCTCGCAGGCAGTCGCGTAGGCAATGTCAGCGTCACTGATGTACTCAATGTGCCGCACTATGCCGTTGAATATCTCTGCCATCTCAGGGTCAGCAACATCATCCGCTGGTATAACTTTGCCGCTGGGCTTGTTGTACCGCTGGTCGTTGGTGACTTGGCGAACATGCTGCGGCAACTTGTTAATAGTCAGGCAGGGACGGGCGTTGATGGTCTGCCCCTGCACGGCCCCGCGAGTCGCCAGTACGTCAGCAGGCCACTGCCACTGGTTGTCTGGACTACCCGCCATGAACCGCAGGTCGTCCAGTTCGTTGCCCCGGCTCTCACTGTAAGCATCCACCGCCATTGTCATGCGCGATCGCATGGTGGAGAGCATATCGCTGTACTCTACATCGTCGCCCCCACCAACATCGGCAACCTTGCCAACCTTGTTAATGCCGGTGTAGTCAGCCATTATTTTTTCTTACCTTTAGGGGTGGACTTTTCAGCTTCACGCTTAACAGCATAGGCAATGGCTACGCTTTGTTTAATCGGTTTTCCCGATTTTACTTCCGCCGCAACATTTTTACTAAATGCAATTTTACTTGAGTTTTTGATAAGTGGCATTTTGTGGGCCTCGTTCAACGTAATCAAGGATAACATCAATGTGTTTCTCAAACCATCCTAGCCGAGTGTTGCATTGCTGGCACAAAACGCCTCGATAAGTTTTTGGTATTTTATGGTCAATGCACATTTTGCTTGCTTTTTGGCCGCAAATTTCGCATTGTTGTGACCGCAAATACGTGGTTTCTTCAAGACTTAGCCCATATTTTTTCTTGACATCATACCGAAGCTGATTTAACCGCAAGTTTGCAGGCAACGTCCCATTGTTTGCAAACTTGTGTTTCATTACTTCTTCTTCGC